CCGCGCTGTGTGTATGAGCGGACACTGAAAGGTTCATCACCTGTAAAGGTAAATGAGCCATCCTTCCGCATCGGAACGTCAGGACTAGATGGTGCCGCCTCGGTAAAGAACCGAAGTAACATCTTCCAACCTGACATTTCGTGTACTATGCGTGGTGCTTTTAGATCCCACACCCGCCACTCTCTTTTTTGAAGGTGGCGATTCGTGCGGGACTTACTTGGCAACCATTGTGGTTCCACAGACCGTAACGACGGACATGGTAAACCCATGCTCGCCTCAGGAATTTCACCGTAAGAACGGTGAAGTGCTGATACGATTAACTCGTACATACGGTAGTAGCATCTATCCCAAGCGGAATTAGCATAGCTAATCCAGCTCGTATAGACGTCCGGCGACCGTAATGATGACCAGACCGTGCGTAAACGCATCGGGGTGACGTCGAAGCCTCTATAGGCATCTAAGCCACAAGATTCTCTAAAGAATCCGCTGGTACAGCTCTTGTGAGTGTTGACCAACAGGCCAAACGCTTCAAGAACTTCTATCGCGTCTCGGGAATAACCCCTAGGGACGATGACATCATCACCATACACTAAGACACGCTTGCGCGTATCTTCGTCAGGTGCGGCTGCGGCTAAGAGCGCCCAGATCGTTAACGCCATAATTGGAAAGCATAAACTGCTTCCCATAGGCGCGAACTTTCGAAGCTTTAATTCTTTGCCGTTAGGTAGCACCGTAGCTAAACTCCTACATGCTTCCAAATACTCACATATGTGACTCGGAAACACTAGGCGAACTAGTTCAAGAGATACACGGTCGCTGGCCTCTTTAAGGTCCAGCGTTGCCATGTTTCCGTCAACACTCCCGTAAAGGGCGTATTGTCGATTAACCTCCTGAACTGTAAAGCGCACATTATTCCTCGTGAGAGGATGGCGCTCTACCAACGCAACAATGGCCTTGCGTAAACCTCCCTGAATCCATTGAAAATCAACGGGTTCACAAGAAATCAACCTAGGGCCGCGAGAGTCCTTCGGCACGAGACAAACCCGAGCCGAGAGACACTTGTCAGACACGGAAAAACCGTGCCCGTGGTCATCGCAGACTTCACCCAAGGATGCACAAAAATAGGCATCCAAAGGAAAAGCCGACGATATCCGCGAAGAAACATTCGTCCATTCGTACTTGGCCCATAGTCGCTGCTTGGTAGCAACGGCTCCAGGGCCATGGCACGGGACGATGTTTGTCGGATCAAAGCGTGAAAACACCTTTAACAGGAGTATTCGCGCTTCACGAACTACCTCCAGCATTGAGGCTGTAACACCTCGTTTCGTAGCTGGAGACAGTTGAGAAAGCTCTTCTCTAATTTCTAAGAGATGAGCATCCACCGTTGCTAGATCATCCTCAGTCTTTTCAAACTGAGAAACGACCTCGTGCTCTTGTTCAGCTGTGTAAGGGAGTTCGTACTTATAAAATAAGTATAGAACTTGCCTAAGAACACAGACGGACTGCACGCATGGGGAGGGTAATACCTGCCCTCGCTTGTCGAATATACGGTTGAAGAACTCTCCCATAAAAACGGGTAGTTCGGACTCAGATTGCGTTGCAAAACGCAGCTCTGATATACCAACCATACATCCGCGGACAAGTGCTTGATCAAGCAACCTGCCTAGTTTGGGAAGGGTTTTCGTAATGAACGAAATCCCCTCAGACCTGGTTCTGGAGCTTACGATCGAAACCGTTCGCTCCATAGCAGCGTGACTGAACACATCCACATGCGCGTTCGAAACGTCATGAAGGAGTGTGGCGATGAGTTGTAACTCATCTAGGCTATTATTTGAGGCCATATATATGGTGCTCTTTCCTAGCACGTGCCAAATTCCCCGTCATGATCCCACTATTGAGCCGCATACACAATCGATATGTCAAAACGCATCAGAACATTCGAGCCATCAGTGCAAAACGGTGTTCGACAGACTGGAAAGTCTATCTTCACCGTCCTACTTCCGACGGACGAGCCCGACGCCGCTCCGTACAACGCACCTCCACAGTCTTGGAATGACGTTCAAATGGGAGTCGCCCTGAATCTTCGCATAAGGAAAAACTTCCTTCGCGATAACGCAGAGCGATTATCCGTTAATTCGAATGTCACCCTAAACGGTGAGAGTACGAGGTTATTCGATTGCTTCACCTACTAGCTACTGCTATAGGAATAACATTCCTATTAAAAGACTCTCACAAGAGCCTCAGCAATAGTTCGAAGGAAAAGATCGAACCCCGTCGTCCCCTTAGGAAGGGAACGAACGAGATCCGATAGTACAAGGCCGAAAACACATCCGACACCGAAGGTAATAATTCGCCTTCGGGTCAGAAATGCTTTCGAGAACCTCCGCTGCCAAGGGGCCATATCAAAGCCCGCCTGCCAGAAGAGCAGCAGCACCGTTACCCGTGCCATCGTAGAGTATAGTCGTCGTGGCGCCTAAAGACGCCATAAACGACATCAACTCTGCGAGGACATGAGTCGGTTCCGTATTTGCAGTCAACGCCCCCACAGGGGAGTCCAAGACTGCATATGCCGAAACCGTAACAGGCGTCTCGGAATCTACGCTCGATATGACAGTCTTGTCAAACCGAACCAGACTCCGTCGGCGCTTGTTTAACCCCGTACCAACCTCAAGATGGGAAATCCTGAGGCGATGCGGAGACGACGGAGTTTCCAAAACTTGCGAAAACTCCGTAGCTCGGTCGCTGATGGCGATTCGGCTGAATTCAACTTCAGCTCCAGCGCTATTCTTCACTTCACTAGTGACGAGTGAGTTATTTAACACGTTTGAGTTTGTCTAAGAGGCCTTTACGGCCTCGTCGACGATTTGACGGTTTACGCAGCTTCTGCCTTCGAGATAAAATGAGGGCAGTCGCTAGTGTGAGCTCTTTCGGGCTCAAACCGCTCACGATTGGAGCTATTCGTCCTAATTCCACGGGCTGCCGGCGATAAGCCGATTCCCGTAGAGTAGGATATATTACGATCTTGTCCTCTATCAATTTAGAAGGGTCGGCTTGTTTAAACCGCTTATGGCGGGTAGACAGCTCGATGTCCCTCTGTCTTGATATTGACCAAGAGTAATCCAATACGTCTAACACTGGATCCAACGCACCCCTGGCGTAGTTGTCGAGAAAGTCACCAACTTTGATGACCCAATCAACAACAAACGACCAAGGCAGAGCGTCCCACACATGCTTCAGGTTAAAACTAAGACCCAAGGCGTCTATGAGACCCAATTGCTCGGCATACCGATGCTGAGCTCCGGTCCATCTTGCGACGAATCGAAGCTGTGCGCAGAATAGTTCCTTGTTCACAGTCACGTCTCGGAAAGCGGTAACTGTTGCAGTTTCCTCGTCATGCGTCCAACCCGAACTTGTACCACCTGGATGAAACCAGATGTCGTACTCGGGATTGAGAACATAGCTTGGAACCACAACATCCACCTTCCCTAAAGACCGACTGAGACTACCACGCAGGTCTCGCTTATAGCGAGTAACCTGAGGAACACCATCGAATTGCATGAGGCGTCGAAAACGCCCTAACGATTCGACGAGGGCTTTGTGAATGCCCTCAATGTCACGGATCAGAGGCTTAATGTTGAACTGCCATTGCAGAAACACGTCAGCCGCCGACCCTGCCACTTCACGCAAAGATCCCACGACCCCCTTTCTTTTGAGGGACTGTCCTAAGGATCTCACGCGACTCACAGTTCGTCTGAGTAAAACGAAGTCCTTTATCTCCCAAAGGGAGTTGAGGAGCTGAACCTGGACCCGAACTTTTGGTACCAGCCTTTTAAAAGAGGCTGATATTAATTCGTCAAGATCTTCTGGTTCACGCACATAACTGTCTTCGTCATCATCAACGAACCACGACTCCAACCCGTAATTAGGGTAGGAGGTAGCACCAAACAAGCCACTAATAGGAACCTCCCGATAAGTGCGCACCGGGCATGACTCCTCCGTAATAACGGAGTTATCAATGCGTACGATGGGTACACTTACATCAGAGATTCCTCTCCCGGCAGTTAGAATGTCGTAATAGCGCAAATAGTGCTGGAACGACTTCCACCGCTGGAGGCGCAAGAGCTTTTTCCTGTCGATTTCGACAAGAAGCTCTCGAACAGGGAATTGAATATCCCTATCCGTCACTTTGTACCGACTCTTGTTAGAGTCAGGCACAATAGCCTCAAAGTACCACTTTATATCTGGTGCTTTGAGGACTGCCGTGGATTGATAAGGTGCCGGCCCAAAAGGGCCGACGACCCGCTCAGTCCCCGGAATGAAAAACGCTCGAGTAGCAATGTTCGACATATCAGTTGGAACACAAGGATTGTGTCAGTTACGAGGCAGCGCCCACAAGGGCGC